TAGTTACACATACATTAGCATTACGAGCGCAGTGGGAAAAAGAAGTGAAAAAAGTATTTGGAGTTGTGCCTGGAATCATAGGCAGCGGTCAGTTTGATATTGACCATTCTTTTGTGATAGGAAATGTTCAAACTCTTTATCGTAGAATAAATTCAATCAAAGATGTTTTTGGAACAATTATACTTGACGAAATGCATCACGTATCTAGTCCCACATTTACTCGTATTGTTGATGCTAGTAAAGCAAGATATAAAATTGGTTTAACTGGCACAATGGAAAGAAAAGATGGTAGGCATGTTATATTTAGAGATTACTTTAGTACTACAGTATACAAACCACCAAAAGAAAACTACTTAGTACCCAAAGTACATATTGTAAAGTCAGGAGTACGTTTTCCAGATGGAGCAAATACTCCTTGGGCAAGTAGAATAAATGCTATAGCGTATAACTGGGAATACCAAAATATGATAGCATTGCTTGCAGCAAATTATGCAGCAAAGGGACACAAAGTTCTAGTTGTATCTGATAGAGTTGATTTTCTAAAACAAGGACACAAACTTGTAGGAGAGAACTCTATATGTGTTACTGGGGAGATCCCACATGAACAACGTCCTGCAATGATAAAAGAACTATTTAATGATAAAGATATACTCTTTGGAACTCAAAGTATATTTTCTGAAGGAATATCTTTAGATTGTTTAAGTTGTATAATTTTAGCAACACCTATAAATAATGAGCCTTTACTCACTCAGCTTGTTGGTCGTATAATTAGAATATATGAGGATAAACCTCAACCAATTATAGTTGATATACACTTAGTCGGTAATACAGCTAGACGACAGGCTAATGCGAGAATGGGATACTACATGAAACAAGGTTACGAAGTTGAAACGATATGAGCATCGAAAAATACTTCTTGACATAAGGTTAAATTTTTGATATAATGATACTCTATAATTGGAAAAAGATAAAAAGAGAAAGCAAAGGAAAAGTTGGTGACATAGTAACCATCCTTTACATCTTAACTTATCGAAAAGAACCTCCAATTAATAGAAAGGATAGACGATTCAAGTTTTGGACAAAAAGCTTTCATGGAGATAGTTTTTTAGTGAATCCTGAGCCGTTATTTATTCAAAGAAACAGATATTCAGATACTGAGATTGCACAGTATGCAGGTATCGCTTCACTGCGCAATCATTTTGACTATCGAAGTAAAAAAGATACCACACTGGACTTCCTGCACTATACTGGTAAGGAAGATATAATAACAAATAATAGACTACTTTGGATTGAAGATGATAGAATACATTTTAAATTTGAAGAAGTCACTAATGGAGAATTAGAATGGCATTAACATTTAATAAATTAAAGGGCGAAGCCCAAAAAGGAAAAATCGAATCCTACACTTATGTAGAAGGCGATAACAAAGTCAGAATGGTTGGTGATGTATGCGCAAGATATGTTTACTGGCTAAAAGGCGAAAATGACAAGAATGTTCCTTTCGAGTGTCTATCTTTTGACAGAGAGAAAGAAGCATTTACTAATCTTGAAAAAGATTGGGTAAGAGAGTACTACCCAGATCAAAAATGTACTTGGTCGTATGCAATTCAGTGTATACATGACGGGAAAGTAAAAGTTTTAAACCTCAAGAAAAAACTTTTAGAACAAATTCTAGTTGCAGCAGAAGATCTTGGCGACCCAGCAGACCCTGAGACAGGGTGGGACGTACACTTCAAAAGAGTTAAAACTGGACCAATGGCATATAATGTCGAGTATCAGTTACAAGCTCTAAAGTGTAAACCAAGAGCTTTAGATGAGAAAGAACTTGAGTTAATCACAGACCTTAAGTCTATGGACGAAGTTCTTCCTAGACCTACTGCAGACGCACAAAAAGAACTATTGGACAGAATCAGAAGTGGTTCTGCTAATTCTGATGCGGATGAAAGTATCAATGAGGAGTTTGACGTCTAATGTTAGGAGTAGGAGAAAAATTTCCTGCTTTTACAATGCAGGGCGTAAACGAGAAAAATGAACTCGTACAAGTTTCTGTGACTGAAAATTATGAGCCTCTAAAACATGACTACACAGTAGTTTACTTTTATCCAAAGGACTTTACTTTTATCTGCCCTACAGAAATTGCAGGTATGGATATGTTAGTAAGTGAGGCGAATGTAATTGGTATAAGTGGAGATAATGAATTTTGTAAACTAGCTTGGAAACAAAACAATGAAGGTATTGCAAACATTCAACATCCACTCGCTTGTGATGCTATGCTAAAATTATCTACAAAACTCGGAATAGTAAATGAATTTGAAGGTGTTTGCTATAGAGCAACATTTATCATAGATAAGAATAGTATTATACAGCACGTAAGCGTAAATGCACTTGATACTGGTAGAAATGCAAGTGAAGTTCTAAGAACTCTACAAGCAATTAAGGCTGGTGGATTAACAGGTTGTGAATGGCAACCAGGGGAAGAATTTGTAGGATGATTTTATTTACAGCAGATTGGCATATTAAGTTAGGACAGAAAAATGTTCCTACTTCTTGGGCTTGCTCAAGATATGAGTTGTTTTATCAACAAATACAAGAAGCTGTAGATGAACATGATATAGATTTACATATCATTGGTGGGGACTTGTTTGACCGAGTCCCCAGCATGGATGAACTTACTCTTTATTTTGACTTTGTTAAAAATACTAAAGTAAGAACAATCATTTATGACGGTAATCATGAAGCTACAAAGAAAAATAAAACTTTCTTTTCTAATTTAATTCGTGCAACGAAAGATATAAACCCTTTAGTAGAAGTTATAACAGAAACTTATACAGAAGATAATTGGGCAATTCTGCCTTATGCAGACTTGCACAAAAAGAAAAGTATTGAAGATATTGATGCAGAAATACTTTTTACTCATGTAAGAGGTGAAATACCTCCACATGTTACACCAGAAGTAGACTTAACTAGATTTGATAAGTTCAAAACGGTTTTCGCAGGAGACTTACATGCTCACGAGAATACTCAAAGAAATATTGTGTATCCTGGAAGCCCTATGACAACATCATTTCATAGAAACGAAGTTAAAACTGGGTATATTGTTATTGATAATTTTGATTGGAGCTGGACTTGGCATGAGTTTAATCTTCCTCAATTAATTCGTAAAACAATTACTGACGCTAGTGATATGGTACAAACTGACTGGCATCATACGATTTACGAAGTTGAAGGAGATGTTTCAGACTTGAGCGGGGTCAAAAATTCTGAACTACTTGATAAAAAAGTAATTCGTAGAAAAACAGAAGCAACACTCATACTTGACAAAGAAATGACAATAGAAGAAGAATTAGGAGAATATCTCTCTTACATTCTTGAACTCGAAGATGAAAAAGTTAAAAAAATTATAGGAGTTTTCAGTGATCACGCTAGAGAAGCTAACATGGAGTAATTGTTTTAGTTACGGCTCGGACAATGTAATAGAACTCAACGACAACACTTTGACACAACTTATCGGCACAAATGGGGCTGGTAAGTCCTCTATACCTCTAATTTTAGAGGAAGTTCTATTTAATAAAAACTCCAAAGGAATAAAGAAAGCCGACATTTCAAATAGACTTGTCGCAAACGGATATGATATTTCGCTTGATTTTACAGTCAACGAAGATTCATACCATATTGATGTAACTCGCCGAGCAAATATTAAAGTGAAGTTACTTAAAAATGGTGAGGATATTTCAAGTCATACTGCTACAAATACTTATAAAACACTTGAAGAAATCATAGGTATTGACTTTAAAACATTTAGTCAGATAGTGTACCAGAATACTAACGCAAGTTTACAATTCTTAACTGCTACTGACACAAATCGTAAGAAGTTTTTGATTGATTTGTTACAGTTAGATAAGTATGTAGCTTATTTTGAAGTATTTCGTGAACTATCTCGACAGATTGGAGTAGATGTTTCTCGAATACAAGGAAAAATTGACACAATTGAAAAATGGTTAAATGACAATAAATTGGAAAATATATCTCTATTATCAAAAATGGATTTACCAATTTACTCGGAAGAAGATGGAAAAACTTTACGTTCTTTACAGATAGAATTTGAAAATATCTCTGAAATTACGAAAAAAATTAATACAAATAATCATTACAAGGAACAGCTAGCTGATATCGACCTACCAGCCATGCGAAAGCAATTAGAGCAATATCCTGAGAAGAAAGATACTAGTAAAATATTAACTTCTCTTGGGACATGGAAAGGCGAAGCAATACACGAGCAAAAGATGTTATCTAAGTATGAAGAACTTGCACAGATGGATACAAAGGTATGCCCAACTTGTGAAGGCGATATAGATGAACATTTTGTAAACTCAAGTATAAAAGAGCATCAAAGTAGATTAGATTTTTGTACTCAAGAGTCTGATAAAATTCGTAAGCAGTTAAAAGAGATAGAAAATGAAAATGCTCATCATCATCAAGCAAGAACTCAAATAGAAGATTGGGAAGAACTTTATAGAAGTATTGACCAAACACTTCCAACAGAAGTTCCAAACGCTGATGAATTAAAAAGTAAGATTGCTACATTACAAGCCGAGTATAGAAATTATAAAAGAGAACTTGAAGAAGCAATCGAAAAGAACAACGAAGTTGAACGACATAATACTCGTCTGAATATTATTGAAGAACAACAAACAGATTTTGAGAATGAACTTGCAGACCTGATACAGTCGCTAGATGATGTAGAAGATAAACTTGCAAGTGTAGAGATTCTGAAAAAAGCATTTAGTACAAACGGACTACTTGCATATAAAATTGAAAATCTTGTAAAAGATTTAGAAGAACTTACAAACGATTATCTAGCCGAACTAAGTGATGGACGCTTTAGTTTAGAGTTTGTAGTATTAAATGACAAATTAAATGTCAATATAGAAGATAATGGAAACAATGTGGACATACTCTCGTTAAGTGCGGGAGAGTTGGCAAGAGTAAACACTGCTACACTACTAGCAATCAGAAAGCTAATGAGTAGTATTTCCAAATCTCAATTAAATGTACTATTTCTTGACGAAGTTAACAATGTTCTTGATGAACTTGGAAAAGAGAGATTAGTAGAAATATTGTTAAGGGAAGAAAATCTAAATACTTATATAGTATCACACGGTTGGACACACCCTTTACTAGAAAAAATAGAAGTAATTAAAGAAAATGAAATGAGTAGATTAGATGGTTAATTCGAGACAAAAAGGAAACAGAGGTGAACAACAAGTAATCTCAATGCTTGGCAGAATGACAGAGGAAAAGTGGGAACAAACACCAGGCTCTGGAAGTGGCAAGATAAAAGGAGATTTAAGAGTTCCAGGAAAACACAATATATTTTGTATAGAAGTTAAGTTTTATAGAGAAGTTGGTTTCAATGCAAAGATATTCACACAAAAGAGTAATAACTTTTTTAAATGGTGGAGTAAACTTTGCAGACAAGCACAAGATATGGAACAAGAGCCATTACTCATCTTTCGTGAGAATCACGGCAAATTCTTTGTTGCGACTACAAGAAAACCAAAGAATACATTGCGATATATGCACATTGCCTGGCTGGGTGCATATGTATTACTCGCAGAACACTGGCTAGAAAACGAGGAGATAAAGTTTACAAATGGCGACTACAATTGCGAACCTTGGAGCCCCGGCTCCGATTGGGAACTTGCTGATAGTTGATGGTTTAAATGTAGCTTT